CTTGATATGAGAAATTCTGTTAATAGATATTTAAAATACCGATCAAAAAAAACTTTTGATATTGTTGGATGCACACCTCAAGAATTAAAAGAACACTTAGAAAAACAATTTAGTAACGGTATGACTTGGGAAAATAGAGTAGAGTGGCATATAGATCATATAATTCCATTATCTTCGGCAAAAACTGAAGAAGAACTTTACAAGTTATGCCATTATACTAACTTACAACCTCTGTGGGCGATTGAAAATATGAAAAAAGGAAACAAAATTGTTGAACCATCTAATGGTATGATAAATGAATAAAACATTATTGGTTGACGGAAACAACCTTTTAAAAATTGGTTTTCATGGTGTTAGAGATTTCTATCATAATGGAAAACATGTTGGTGGAGTTTGGCACTTTCTAAACACTCTTCGTAAATTCTTAGAAGAACACAACTATAACAAAGTTGTGGTTCTTTGGGACTCTAAAACTTCATCGGCTCAGAGAAGATTAATCTATCCTAAGTATAAGTTAAATCGTAAATCATCTGAAACAGAGTCGAAAGAGGAATCTTTTTTGGAACAAAAAGGAAGGGTTAAACAATACCTTGAAGAGATGTTTGTAAGACAACTGGAGACAGAACACGCAGAAGCTGATGACTTGATTGCTCACTACTGTAAAGTGTCTTTAGACGAAGAAAAAACAATCTTCTCGAGTGATAGAGATTTAACTCAATTAATTGGAGAAAAAGTTTCCATTTATTCACCATCCACAAAACAATATTATAAGTTGGGAGACAAAATAAAACTTCATGATATTGAAGTTCCCCACTATAATGTTAAAACAATCAAAATCCTCACCGGTGATAGTTCCGACAATATTGATGGAATATTCTATCTTGGTGAGAAGACTTTGGTAAAAATGTTTCCTGAACTACTTGAAGAAAGGGTAGAACTGTCCTATATTTTAGAAAAAAGTGAAAAACTTTTAAAAGAAGAAAAAGGAAACGTAGCTCTTCAAAACCTACTTAGTGGGAAAACAAAAGAGGGTATTTTTGGTGATGAGTTTTTTGTAATAAATGAAAAACTTGTCAATTTAGAAAATCCACTTTTGAATGAAGAGGAAAAAGAATTAGTTGGACTATATTACTCAGAGTCGATGGATCCCGACGGAAGAGGACATAGAAATCTAATTCGAATGATGATGGAGGACGGGTTTTTTAAATACTTACCGAAGGGTGACGACGCTTGGGTAAGTTTTTTAAAACCATTTCTCAAATTGACAAGAAAAGAAAAACAAAAATTTAGAAACAAAAAAAAGTAAAAAACAAATGAAAGAACAGGACATAACCAAAGTAGAATTCTTGTTAATGTGTAACGACAACATTGTAGTTCAAAGATTTTTCAATGTAAGAGGGTTCAACAAAAATGCTCACAAATCTGAAGAATTTTATAACCATATTGAAGGTCTTTGCCGTGGTTTGAAATATGATTTGAAAATGAGATCGGTAGTTTATTTATTGGACAATCAATATGAGATTTCTGAAAACCCTGAAATTCTAAACACCTCAATTACTGAAGGTCCAGAAAATTTTAATTTAATTATTAAGGTCGGAGACATGACAATTTGTCATAGGCAGTTCGACGCAAAAGTATACCCACCAAAGGTCAGATACACCGTAGACCTACGGCCAAAGTTAAAATCAATCATGGCTGAGCTAACTGACATTTTTTCAGCTAAAAATTTTAATTATTTTTATCCCAACTTTATCAAAAACTAATACTATTTATCTTTACTAAAAGAGAAAAAACATATGGCGACTAGTAAAAATTTTGAGTATTTAGGGAACACTTTTCAATTACAACTTTTAAATCAAATTATTGTAGATAAGGACTTTTCACACTCTATTCTTGATGTTATTGAAAACAATTATTTTGAAAACAAGTATTTTAAAATAATCATTCAGATGGTAAAAGAGTATTATCTAAAATATGATCATACACCTTCATTTGAAACTCTTGAACAAATAACCAAATCTGAATTACAACAGGCAACAGCATCTAAAATTGTATTGGATACAATCAAGAAAATTAAGGATGCACCTATTGATGGCGTAGGTTTTGTTCAAGAAAAAGCCTTGAAATTCTGTAAACAACAAGAACTTCAGAAGGTTATGGGAAAAGCACAAAAGATCATTGACGGGGGTGAGTTTGAAAACTACGACACCCTCGAAGAGATGGTAAAGACGGCCCTTCAGGTCGGATCAAAAGATACATCAATGTTAGATGTATTCTCAAACCTTGACCAAGTTCTTGAAGAGGATTACAGACACCCAATTCCGATGGGAATTCCAGGAATCGACAGACTATTAAAGGGTGGTTTGGCAAAAGGAGAAATTGGTGTTATCTTAGCCCCTACGGGTGTTGGTAAATCAACGATCCTAACTAAGATGGCAAACCACGCATTTAATCTCGGATTTAACGTTCTTCAAATCTTCTTTGAGGATAACTCAAAGGTGATTCAAAGAAAACACTTTACTTTATGGACTAAAGTTCACCCTGACGATTTGTCAGAAAAAAAGGATGAAGTTATGACCAAAGTTAAAGAGATTGAAGATACGATGCCAAACAAGTTGATTTTGAAAAAATTACCATCAGATACACTTACGATGTTACAAATCAAAAACCAAATTAGAAAAATGGTATCTGACGGGATCAAAATTGATATGGTAGTTTTAGATTATATTGATTGTATAGTTCCTGATAAGAATCTTGGTGACGAATGGAAAAGTGAGGGGTCTGTTATGAGGGCATTTGAGGCTATGTGTCACGAAATGAATTTAGTTGGATGGACCGCAACACAAGGAAACAGGTCATCAATATCTTCAGAAGTTGTGACCACAGATCAAATGGGTGGATCAATTAAAAAGGCACAAGTTGGACACGTTATTATATCGGTAGCAAAAACCTTACAACAAAAAGAATTAAAGTTGGCAACAATTGCAATAACCAAGTCTCGAATTGGTGATGATGGTGTGGTATTTGAAAATTGTAAATTTGATAATGCCATGATTGAAATTGATACTGAAAGTTCAATGACTTTCCTTGGTCTTGAAGAACAAAAAGAGGAAAGACAACGACAAAGAGTTAGGGAACTTCTTGAAAAAAGAAAACAAAAAGAAACACAAACAAATTAACAAAATAATTAAATTATAAACATGGAAAAAATATTAGTAGAAAATCCTAGTAGATTTGTGATATTTCCAATAGAACACAATGATATATGGGAATTTTATAAACAACACCAAGCAGCATTTTGGACGGCAGAAGAGGTTGATTTAACCAATGATATTAGAGATTGGGAAAAATTAACAGAGAATGAGCAGTATTTTGTTAAAAACGTTTTATCCTTCTTTGCGGCATCGGATGGTATTGTAAATGAAAATTTGGCCGAAAACTTCTATAGAGAAGTCCAATATCCTGAGGCAAAATTTTTCTACGGATTTCAGTTGGCAATGGAAAACATTCACTCATTAATGTATTCATTATTAATTGATACGTATATCAACAACCCAAAAGAAAAGGATGAGTGCTTTAATGCTATTGATAGGTTACCGGCAGTCCAAAAGAAGGCTAAATGGGCGTTAGACTGGATTGAAAACGCATCATTTGCCGAACGTTTAGTTGCATTTGCCGCTGTTGAAGGAATATTTTTCTCAGGTTCATTTTGTTCTATCTTTTGGTTGAAATCAAGAGGAATCATGCAAGGATTGTGTAACGCAAATTCTCTAATATTCAAAGACGAAAACTTACATTGTGATTTTGCAATTCATTTATTAAACAACCATTTAGAAAATAAACCTTCTGAAAAACGAATTAAAGAGATTTTATTATCAGCTCTTGAAATTGAAAAAGAGTTCATTACTGAATCACTTCCTGTTTCATTAATTGGTATGAATTCTAATCTAATGAAACAATACTTAGAGTTTGTAGTCGATGGTTTGTTAGTAAAAATGGGTTGTAGTAAAGAATTCAATGTAGATCAACCTTTTAAGTTTATGGAACAAATTGCCATTGAAACAAAAGGTAATTTCTTTGAATCTCGAACAATGGAATACCAAAAGGCCAAATTGAATGAAACAATAAGTTTTACGGACGATTTTTAAATTATATACTATGTCATTAAAAATATTAAAAAGAAACGGAGAGTCAGTCTCATTTAACCCACAGAAAATTTATCATAGAGTTAAAAGAGCTGCTAAGGGATTGAACGTTAATTCAGATGAAATTTTTATCAAAGTGATTACGTCAGTTCCAACAGAAGGGGAGATCACAACTAAAGAATTAGATAAATTAGTTTACGAGATTGCCGCTTCATATACGGGAAGTCATTATGATTATTCTAAATTGGCCGCCTTTGTTGCAATTTCATCTTACCACAAAGAAACTAACGATAGCTTTTCACAAACTATGATGTTATTATGTGAAGATGGGATTGTTAATGAAAAGTTAATTGATACCATTAAAGAGTATGGTGAAGATACGATTGATGCAGCAATCAACCACGAAAATGATTACAACTTTGATTATTTTGCTTGGAGATCACTTCAAGAAATGTATTTACTAAAAAGACCTAATGGTCAAGTAATTGAAAGACCTCAACACATGTATATGAGAGTTGCATTGTGGGTAACTGATAACTTAACTGATGCGTTGGAATATTACAAATCACTATCTAATCAGTTAATATCAAAGGCAACACCAATTATGATTAATTCGGGAACTAAGGTTCCTCAATTGGCATCTTGTGTTTTACATTATAATGATTCAGATTCAAGACAAGGATTGTTGGATACGTTAAACGACATCTCAACATTTTCATCTGATGCTGCCGGTATTGGATTATCAATGTCTAATATTCGTAGTAAAGAAAGTAGAATTACCACTTCAGGTGGATATGCTGGTGGATTATTAAAATATCTTAAAATTGTAAATGAGTCACTAAGATTCTTTAATCAACAAGGTCGTAGACCTGGATCTGCGGCGATTTATCTTGAACCATGGCATAAAGATATTGTTGATCTTTTAGATATTAAAAAGAATACCGGAGCTGAAGAGTTAAGGGCTCGTGATTTATTTACAGCACTTTGGATTCCTGATAACTTTATGAGAGCCGTTAAAAATAATGGTGATTGGTATTTGTTTTGTCCTAATGATATTAAAAAAGCAGGATTAAAAGCACTTCAAGAAAGTTATGGTGATGAATACGAACAAACGTATAATCAAGCGGTTCAAATGGGATTAGGTAAAAAAGTTAAGGCTCAAGATATTTGGACTAAGATTATTGAATCTCAAGTTGAGACTGGTGTTCCTTACCTATGCGCTAAAGATAGTGCGAATAGAAAAACTAATCACCAAAACATTGGTGTAATTAAACAATCAAATCTTTGTAATGAAATTTACCAATATACTGATGAAGAGACTACAGCGATTTGCACATTATCATCAATGGTGTTAAAAAACTTTATTCAAGGAGGTAAGTTTGATTTTGAGTTGTTATTTACTGAAGTTAGAAAGGTTGTTCGATCTTTGAACAAAGTAATTGACATTAACAATTATTCAACTCAAAAAGGTTTAAAAGGTGGTTTAGAACAAAGAGCCATTGCGATTGGAACACAAGGTTTAGCTGACGTATTCTACTTAATGGATTACATCTTTACGTCTCAAGGGGCAAAAAAACTAAACAAAGATATTTTTGAAACAATTTATTACGCAGCCATCTACGAAAGTAACCAGTTGTGTATGAATGGAAAATATGAACCATACAAATTCTTTAAAGGATCACCAATGTCGAAAGGAGAATTCCAATTTGATATGTGGGGTGTTGATGAAACACAACTTTCAGGAATGTGGGATTGGAGTAAATTAAAAGAAAACGTTTCAAAATACGGAGTTTGTAATTCATTATTTACAGCACAAATGCCTGTGGCGTCTTCAGCTAAGATTACAGGTTCATTTGAAATGACTGAACCTGCGCATTCAGCATTATTTAATAGAAGAGTCGTTGGTGGTGAAATTATTATTGTTAACAAATATCTTATTAATGATTTTGAAAAAATTGGAATTTGGTCTGAAGATTTAAAAAATGAAATCATCATTAATGAAGGATCAATTCAAAATATTAATTTTAATAACTATTTGGATCCTGAAGATAAGAATTACAATAAGAAAGTTAGACGTATTGAACACTTAATTCCTAAGTATAAAACTATTTGGGAGATATCACAAAAACAACTTATTGATATGGCGGCCGATAGAGCACCATTTATTGATCAGTCACAATCAATGAATATCTATATGGCAAACCCAACATTATCAAAAATAACATCATCACATTTCCACTCATGGGAAAGCGGTTTGAAGACACTTTGTTATTATGTTAGAACCAAAGCGATATCAACTGGAGCAAAACACTTGGCCTTAGATATGTCAAAAAAACAAACTCCACCTCCATCACCACCTGATAGAATATTAAAAGAAGGTGTTATTCCTACAAGACCAACAGATTCAGATTTTGAATGTTTTGGATGTTCTTCATAGAATATTATAAATCACCGAGAAATCGGTGATTTTTTTTTTATATCGTCATATTTATTTATTAAATAATAAAAAAATGAAAAAAATTATAAGACTTACTGAGTCAGATCTCGCTCGTATTGTTAAACAAGTTATTAGTGAATCTAAAAAGAACCCAAGTAAATCTGAGATATTGAAGATGTCGAAAGATGAACTAAAAGATGTTTATGGTGAATTGGAAGTAAAAGGTGAATATCACGGAAACAAAGGAACATTTCACCACTTCAAAAGAACCGCAATCGGAGATGTTGTTTGTAGTTTTAGAACTGATGATACAACACCGTCAGGATTAAAAAGAAATACTCAAGGAATTAAAGTTAAAAATTTAGATTTTTAATTAACTCATGGCACTTTTTAATATTAGCGATTTATCAAATATTACCATAGAAAAAATGGTATTCAACGAGTTTACTGATGGTTGGGATTTCGAAGTTAAACATAATGGAATTTCATACACATTTACAACTTATGATTTACCTCATCCCGATGAAGTGACAGATGTATTACACGCTATTGGCGCAGGAAATATTGCTGCTTGGGGTGGAATTCCGGCGGCTATTGCAATTGGGGGTCTATTGGCCGGAACTGTTGGAGCACCTTTCGCAGCCGGTTTAGCGGTTAGTTGGGGAACAACAGCTTTATTAATGGGATTGGCAAAATTATTAAAGGACGATCCATCATCAATGGCACGATCTGATAAAAAAAATTCACATTCTAGTGAGTTAAGAAGGATGAGACCTGACGATACGTATGAAGATGAGCCTGAAATGGATCCGATAAAAAATAGAAGTTCATCAAGTGGTGAAAAAGAAGGTAGTGTTTTTTATTGGGACCCAAGGACTGGTGAAAAAAGACGTTCTGAGATGGGAGATCGAGATGAGTTACCTCAAGGATACAAAAGGACTATGGGGGAAAACTACCGACAAAAACAATATAGAAGAAGATATTAATAATTACCCACCCCAAAAAGGTGGGTTTTTATTTATATAAAATATATCAATACTATATTTATATGTGATATGGCAAATGGTATTACTTATGGAATTTCTTTTCCTTTTGTTGATTCTTTTACCGGTAGGTATTTAGATGTCACAAACTCAACCGAGGCTGAAATTAGGGCAAATTTAGTTCATTTACTTTTAACAAGAAAAGGTAGTAGATATTTTTTACCCGATTTTGGATCAAGGTTATATGAATATATATTCGAACCCTTGGATGGGCCAACTTTTTCAGATATAGAATCTGAAATCCAAGACTCTATAAGAACGTATATGCCAAACTTACAAGTTACAAACATTACCGTTGAGCCGGCATCTGCTGGTTTAGAAAATAAAGGAGACACCATAAACCAATATGGTGAAAGAGAATTTAGAGTAACCAACATTGCAAATTTGGAACATACCGCAAAAATAAAAATAGATTACAGAATTACAGACTCGGCTTTTGAGTCACAAGATTTTGTCATAATCAATATTTAAAGTTATATGGCAGAAAAAAAAATATCCTATACCGTAAGAGACTTTCAGGGGGTTAGAACTGAACTTATCAATTTTACAAGAACTTATTATCCTGATTTAGTTCAAAATTTTAACGATGCTGGAATTTTCTCAGTGATGATGGATCTAAATGCTGCCGTTACTGACAACCTTAATTATCAAATAGATAGAAGCATACAAGAAACCGTATTACAATTTGCCCAACAAAAAAACTCAATATATAATATTGCAAGAACTTACGGATTAAAAGTTCCCGGTCAAAGACCGTCTGTGGCTTTAGTTGATTTTTCAATCACCGTTCCTGCGTTTGGAGATAGAGAGGACCTTAGATATTGTGGAGTTTTAAGAAGAGGATCGCAAGTTAATGGTGGAGGACAACCTTTCGAAACTGTATATGATATTGATTTTGCATCACCAATAAACGCTGAAGGATCGCCAAATAGAGTTAAAATACCAAACTTTGATTCTAGTGGAAAGTTATTGAATTACACAATTGTCAAAAGAGAAGTTGTTGTCAACGGAATAACAAAAGTATTCAAAAGAACAATCACACCGAATGATGTTAAACCATATTTTGAATTATTTTTACCTGAAAAAAATGTATTAGGAATTACAAGTGTTCTTTTGAAACCTGGAACTCAATATTCGACAATTCCAAACCCACAAGATTTTTTAACAATTGGTCCTGAAAGATGGTTTGAGGTAGATGCTTTGGTTCAAGACAGAGTATTCATTGAAGATCCGACCAAGGTTTCAGACCAACCGGGAATTAAAGTTGGAAGATATATAACAACATCAAATAAATTTATTTCTGAATTTACACCTGAAAGTTATTGTAAATTGACATTTGGTGGTGGTAACATTTCGGCAGAAGAACAACTAAGAGAATTTGCTCGTGATGGTAAAGGATTTGATTTAAGTAGATATACGAATAATTACGCAATGGGAGCCGCACTTACTCCTAATACGACATTATTTATTCAGTATAGAATTGGTGGTGGTTTGGCAAGTAATATTGGAATCAACACAATTAATCAAATTGGGACCGTTTCATTTGCGGTAAATGGACCATCAGAGACTGCAAATAGAAGTGTAATCAACAGCTTACAATGTAATAATGTGACCGCAGCTATCGGAGGAGCAAATCCACCAACAACCGAAGATGTTAGAAACATGGTGTCGTTTAATTTTGCGGCTCAAAACAGGGCGGTAACCGTAAATGATTACAACTCAATTTTAAGAACGATGCCGGCACAATTTGGGGCACCTGCAAAAGTTGCGATTACAGAAGAAAATAACAAAATACGAATTAAAATGTTGTCGTATGATGCAAACGGAACTTTAACAAACGTTGTGTCAAACACATTAAAACAAAACGTAGCTAATTACTTATCAAACTACAGAATGATAAATGATTACATTTCTGTTGAAGCTGCGGAAACAATAGATCTTTCTGTTGTTGTTGATGTTGTATTAGACAATAGTCAAAACCAAGGAGCGATAGTTGCAAAAACAATTCAAATAATTGGAAACTTCTTTAATCCTCTTGTTAGAGAACTCGGTCAAAACGTTAATATTTCAGAGTTGAGAAGACTAATACAGGCGGAAAATGGAATTGTTAGTATATCTGATATTCAATTCTTTAATCAAGTTGGGGGACAATATTCATCATCACAAACATCGATGCCATATTCAGATCCTTTAACAAGACAAATTAGACCAACCGCCGATACTATTTTTGCAACACCAACACAAATATATCAGATTAGATACCCAAATAAGGATATAAATGTTAGAGTTCTTAATCTAACATCTGTTAATTTCTCTTAGTGATTTATTTTTTTGTAATCAAGTGTATTTTTCTATGAAAATGGGAAATAAACTATTTATGAAAAAAACCAAATTAAATGCCCAAATCATATAGAATAAGAACCCAAATTGGGGTTGATAAATATATAAACGTCAATTTAGAACAAGATTGGGAGCAATTAGAAATACTTTCTTTGAAGATCTTGGCAAACGACGTTTATACGAGATTTTGTGCCGATTACGGAGTTGTAACAGGTAGAGTATTTGTAAATAATGGGTTTGGTTTACCAAATGCTAAAGTATCAGTATTCATTCCTTTAGAGCCTGCAGATGAATTAGATCCTGTGATTACAGAATTATATCCATACAAAACAATCACCGACACAAATGAGGATGGTTATAGGTATAATCTACTTCCTAAATTGCCGTCATATAATGGGCATGTTTCAACAGGATCGTTTCCGAACAAAGGGGATGTTTTAATGGATGGATCATATATCGAAGTATTTGACAAATATTATAGATTTACAGTAACAACAAATGAAAGTGGTGATTTTATGATTTTTGGAGTTCCTGTTGGAACACAAACAATCGTTATGGATGTAGATTTATCCGATATTGGTTGTTTTTCATTATCACCACAAGATTTGATTAGACAAGGTTTGGCGACTGAAACTCAAGTAAATGGTGCGAGATTCAAATCATCTACCAACTTACAAGAACTACCACAAATTAAAAACTTAATTTTTGATGTGGATGTTAGACCTTTTTGGGGTGATAATGATTTATGTCAAGTTGGAATTACTAGAGTAGATTTTGACCTTACTAAACAGGCTAATTTAACAATAGAACCAACAGCAATATTTATGGGTTCTATCATTTCAACAACCGATGACGACGCCCTAAAAGTATCCTGCAAACCCAAGAATAACACAGGTAACTTATGTGAAATAATTGCGGGTCCTGGTGAAATACAAGCAATTAGACAAACCATTTTCTCTGACACAAATGGATTACCAATCTTGGAAAGATATCAGATTGAAGAAGATGGAAAAGTAATTGATGGTGATGGGACATTTGTATTAAACGTCCCAATGAACTTAGATTATGTTTTTACCAACGAATTTGGTCAGTTAGCAATCTCAAATGATCCTAAAGTTGGAGTTCCAACTAAAGCGAAATACAGATTCAAGTTTAGATGGCAAAACGAACAAGGACTTCAGAATAGTTTTATGAGGGCCGATTTTTTGGTTCCAAACATTAAAGAATATGGGTGGACTAACTCATCAAACGATCCATTTGATCCTACTTTGATTGGAAGTTATAATTATCAATTACCCGTTGGTGCTACAACAGGAAACACCGTAGTGTTTCTAACACAAGAAGGTTTATCTAATCCACAGACAAGTAACGTAGAGTCTTTTCAAATATTAATTAATGGATCCGTTTATATTGGATCTTTGAATTCAATAAATCTTAACATTGGGGATACTATACAAATTATTGCAACTCCAATAGATCCGACACAACCACAAGATATTACTTTTACTCAAATACCGGCTCAGTTGTTTGATGTATATAAATCTTATGCTTTCAGCACTGATTGGGACGATTATGTAAATGTCCAAGACGCGATCGATTGTGAAGACACCTTTTATCAATTTGGGTTCAATAAGGTATATACCACTGCGATGTTTTTAGACAGATATAAAAAAGGTATCGGTAGAGGAAAACATTTGGGAATTAAAGAAATTGACAATAGAAGCTGTAAATCAACGGTAAACACTTTTCCGGTAAATGATATAATAAGAAATTTCGATTTTATATTCTTTGTTGTGAATTTATTATTAAACATTTTGGCATGGCCAATAATGTCTTTGATATTTGTAATTCACATTGTGGCAGCAATATGGCAGTTAATTAGAACCATAGTAAACGCCATAAGAAGAATCTTTAATATCAACATACCTGAAATACCAGGGTTTCCAAGAATTGGATTACCGATGATTGCTTATCCCGATTGCACAAGTTGTGAGTGTGATTGTGGTATTAATGAGGATCAAGATACTGGAAATCAAATACAAGCGGCCACTGATTATAATAATGGGGCTGGTGATTTACCATATACCGTGACTTTGACTACAGTTAACACTCTTATTGCCCCTGTCAATAGTGCAAACCTTTATAACATTACACACCCCAATTTATTAAAACTCGCAGATGGGAGCGAACCATACGATTGTGGATTTGGATATGGTGGAAATTATGAATCTTTCGAAACATTATTAAATAATAACGACATATCTTTGGATGTAGTGGTTCAGGCTAGTCTAGATTTAAAAAGAACCATATCAGGATATGACGTGTTGTCTTCCAATAACCCAAATAGACTTTTCAATAACGAGTTTTATTTATTACATGCACCACAACCTTTCTTGTGGTCTGCTGAAAAAAAGGGAGCTGCGGCCGACAGAAGATATTTTGCATATCCTTTGACCGACACTTTTCCTCAAAAACTAAATGAATTCAATACTCGAGATAAGTATTTTACAGGTAAAAATAGAATATCAACATGGGTTAATCCCTCAATCAATACAAATCAGGCAAGTGCCACATTTAACGACCAAGTAGTCGTTGTTCTTATGAACGCAGGTGCAACAAGTTCTATTGGTGTAGGAAATTTATGCACTTTCCAAGATCCAAATTATACTGATTCAGGATCTACAAATAGACAATTTAATTTAACAGGAGGAACTTCTAACCAATTTAATAACAATGCTATTACAGGAACAACAATAACGGGACAAACAAATGTTGTTGTAAATTATGCAAACCCAACTGACCCCAACGGGCAAACTAACTCACAGGCAAATATTATAATTGATGTTCCCCAAGTTTCACAACTACCCGTCACAGGAAACACATTAGTCGAACAAGACTACTTGAAATTTGCTACAGATATGGAATATTTCCAATTAATAACAGGTATGACTGTTTCGGATTTTGAAAATAGTTCGTTAGGGACTTCAGGATCATACAATTCGGCTTATTTGTTCCATAACGTTCAAATTGCGGTTCCAAGTTGTGATGTTGTTAATTATATAAATACATTTAGTGCTTGGTCGATTAACGATGTGGTTAGATTACTCCCTGGATATGAAACATTTGAAGTTTGTATTTTTACAAGAGGTGTCGATCCACACACCCCAAAACAGACTATACGATATGACCTTTCATCAATTTTCGGATACACAACCAACGGAAATGTAGAAATAGAAGGGAGTTATTATTTGAATATCCCAATTCAATCATACCCATCGGGAAATAAACCAAGAAGTCATAATTCTGTTTCAAATACCGACACTCATTTATATTTCCCATCTTATAGTTTTAATATTAGTCCTTCTAACTATACAGCATTTACGTCAAATTTACCGTATTACTACTTAAGCACCGATGACGCAATATCCACCTCATATATTCCAGCACCTTTTATGAATTGGCAAAGTGTTGGTTCTTTAATTTTACCAACAGGGTTTTTACAAGTGAGTTCATATACACAACCGAGAAATCAGATTGATTATGTTGGTGGGGGTTCATTTGCCGGATGGTCTAACAACTCTTCGTTTAATTATTCTTTAGAAACTGATAGTGGTGGTTCTTGTAATAATTCATGTCAGGTTAGTGAGTATTACAAATCACAAAGCACAAGTAATAACTTTGGGTCTAATAGTGCTGGTGGTGTTTTGAGTTCTTCATATTCATCCGCTTATTATAGATTTGCATTATCACCAATCAGTTTCTCTGACTCGTCCAGAATCATAATGAGAAGTGACCGACTACCAACTTCAACAGGAATTGAAAATGGTGCGGGAAATAGAACAGGATACGCTCTACACCAAAACAACAACTTTGCAATTTTCACAAGTAACGGAATTGTATCGGCACCATCGATTTATGCTGGTGGTGATCCAGCTTCGGGAGAATCTCAAGACTCTGATGACGTGATTTCGGGATTGACATCTACTTTGACATGTGAAGGGATGGTTCCTTTGGCTTGTTATAGTGGTTCAGGAAATAATGTTGGAGTATTACCGGCAGGACAATGTGATGTTCCACAAGATAGAATGATCAATGGTTGTTATTGTTTGATCAACAGACCCTATATTCTACAAATTTTAGACGACATAAGATTGTTTTTGGAATGGAAAGTTAGATTTATGATGAACTTTGCTGCTTGTCGTGGAGTATTTGCTCAAGTGTTCCAAAACAATTGGATCAACGGGGTTTTATATATGTATAGTTTCAACAAAAGAAGTGCATTCAATTTGACAGGAATCGCGAACTACAAATATTGTGATGATGTCATTGTATTTAACTCACTGACCAATGTGTTTTACTATAGATCATCACCATGGAACGGATCAGATTTCATTGGAAAAGACGCTCCTATACCTTCCCAAAATACAAACTTATACACCGGATTTAATTCCAAACAAATTCAATTTCCAACCACAATTGTTGATTTAGGCCCAAGAGACTCATTCACAAATGAAATTTGTTGTTCATCTAATCAAACTCAATCTGCGGGTTCATATTACGTTGACCAAATAAAAACTACTTCTTATCAAGATAATTCAGATATTATACAATTAGGATTTTTATCAAGATTAACTAATGAGGGGACACGAAACAGAATGTTACCAATTAATATTGGACAAAGTAGTGGTGAAGGTGTTGGAATAATACAATTTTTCAACAGTAATAGAGGTGGAGATAGAATTGATGGTGATTTTGCTCAAATGTTGTCAATAAATTCTGAATGGAAAGTTTTACCTTTTATTACAGAAAACATTCCTTCAGCAAATTACATTTATTTTGGAGATAATCAAAATGGTATTCCAAACGCACTTCCACCAAAAAAAATAAGACCTATTATGGGATTGTTTTTTACCGCAAATACCGATGAGTTGAGATACAGAAAAATTATGTCACCAGGTATTGAAACCTATAGTTTTACACCATTGATCGAAGAGTCTTTTGGATATCCAAAATCACAAGTTGTTCCTCATTATAGATGGGCAATTACAACTCCTCAAGATGTTGTTGGAACACCAAATATATTTGGATCTGAAGATAATAATTGGTTTACAAACGCTAGCTCCAATTCAGGATTTTATCAAAAAAGATATCAAGATTTGGACTTCACAAGTATTCCGGGTAAATATCAAACAAACTTAACCAAATTTGGTTATTTGGCAAGTTTCGATATAAACGGTGATCCATTACCAATAACACCTTTGGCCAACATATTACAAGGAGCCCCAAGTGCATCAATAACAACATCATCAGTTACTGTGGTTGGAGCACCATATCATTTTTATTTTGGGTTGAATAACGGAAAAACAGCTATTAATAGATTTTATAAACTATACGTCCCAACTGAACAAGAATAATGCAAATTGATCCAACAACAAGAATTATAGAATCAACACAAAGATTCAAGGGAGCCCCAAAGCAAGACCAACAAATGAGTCTGCCTTTGGTGCAAAGTCAAAAAGAACTCGTTGAATTTGACAGAAGTGTTGATTTGAATTTGGCGACCGTATTTGATGAAGAACGTCAATTGTCTTTTACATTTAGACCCGTCACCAAGTTTATGGTTGTATTTGAAAACTCTTATACGGGATCCACGAGTTATCCCCCATTTAGAGATAATTTATATTATACTAATGCAGTTTCAAATGCCGCTTCATATTATCCGTCAGGAAATTTTCCGTCAGTTCCACCTTTACCGATTAACTCAAACATACCTTGGGATGGTTTTCCACAGTATTCTGAGTTTGATTTTATTAGAACCGATATTGACGTTCAAGGATATACCCTACCCCCCAACAACCATTTGAATTTCAAATCAGTTAGTGCAACAACATATAATTGGTCTCATTACATAAGTTATGCATTTACAAACGATTACAATAAACAAATGTATGCGGTTCAACCCAACACGAATTTTTCATGGAATTGGACATCAGGTGACGGATTACCTTATATTATTGAAGTTGGAACCAACATACAAACAAGATTTATTAGTTTTAGATGTCCTGTTGTTCATGGACTTAGTGTTGGTGAATTTGTTTTACTTTCAACAAACTATAATGGAAATTCTTTTTTCCAAGTTACTAGTTTGGGGGACGGTGGGTCTGGGTCTGAGAATTATATTTTTAATATTCAAAATGTTGGATACACAGGAACTACATTTCAAACCTTAAATCAAGGAACATTCAAAAGAGTAATAAATCCTGCAAATTCTGCTGATACTATTAGTGAGTATTATGTTAGAAAACATAAAATACTTACCGACTCAAATTGCGCCGTTTTAACCAATGCGGGGTATGAGCAAAACGTTTATAATATCAAACAAAAGTGTGAGATAAAATCACTTACCCCCGACCAAAGAAAAAGAAACTCAATTAAAGAAGGTGCAAGATCTTATACATTATCTTTTAATTGTGATGTAAATACTTTGAATTTAAGGGACAATCAAAAAAGACCTGTTAGTGAATTGTTTATTACAACGGTGTGGAGAGGGTATTTTGGATGGACCCAAAAACTAAAACAAGGATGGAAATTCAATACTTTTTTAGATAAAGGTAACCCTCAAATATGGTGGGATCAAAATAACCCAAACTCAAGCACTTCTTTAAACCAAAGTCAATATAATTCATTACTCGGTAATGGACCATTTGTTTATAATGACTTACTAACGTCTGGCGATACTATCGACGGAGATTATTGTGAATGGAATAACTTTGAACAATTCGAAAGAGTAATTTCAACGTATCAACATAAAATCACGTATAATGAAAATTGGTTTAAGTTGGATAATACATTACCAACAACAAATCAATATGGTTATTTTTACCAACCACATAGGACAATACAAATAAGGGCATTTTCTGATTATATTGAAGAAGGTAGTTCGATCAACGTTGTTGGTATTCCTGATTATGCTTATTACTCAACAACAAATGCACTTTTTAGATGGAGAGATTTATATCCTTATGGATTTGTTGATACTGATGGTGTTGGTGTGGATTATCCATATTTAAATGATGCTCATTATCCATTTTTGAATACAATTTTTAAAATAACACCCGAAAATTACAATATACCAAGCGATTACGCACAAATAGGTTCCGTTCCTATAAACACAACAACAATACCTGAGCCAACTGTAGATGAATGCGAGTAGAGTAAAAATAGTAAAAGATGATACTAACAAGTATTTGAACATTCCTATCAACATGCAGTGGGATTTCATGGGGCGTGATGATAGTATTTCTGAATATGAAGCAAAGGCAATTAAGGAAGTAACAGGAATTGCTGCTGACTTCGAGATTGCAAGGTTTTCACATAACACATTTCCAAATCTCGACACGGCAATTAACTACGAGTTTAATTTTTATGACGATTCACAACCCATAACAGCAAATACCGTTGGTAATTGGAGTAGTTCATATTTGAATGAAGGATTCTCAACTCAGGAAGTTTATTATTATTCAAAACCTTTCACCAAGTCTTTTTTCAAACTTGATTTTTACGATACTCAAGATGAAAGAACACAACAAATATATCTATCAATAATTCTTCCAGTCCAACAAGGTCTCACACAAACCGTGGTTTTAAATAATTTACTTCCCTCTGTTGAGATTAAAAAACCTACTATGATTTTAGATAGTATTGGTGCAGATAAAGAAGGGTTTTATATTTATTGGTTAAGAAGTAGAAACTTTATTGATATATCTGAGTTTTATATGACTGCTAAATTTTTTAACGCAAGACTTGGAGTATTTAAACAAATGACCAACACCCGACAAGATTTAATTACACCAAATAAATTTCAGTTTAATAATGCGGACTATTTCTACTATAAAGTGAATTTGAATTATAGTGATAAAACATACGAAGTGTTTTCTACATCAACTCAACTTAGAGTTGGTGATACGACATCACCGATAATTTGGTATGAATACGTAACCCCATAATGGAAAGTCCTGACTACAAATTTATTATATCCCCCGAAAACATAAAAAGTGATTTGGTTTTTGCTGGTTTTACGGGACTAACAAACATCTTTGAAATTTTGGATCCTTGTTGTTTGGTTAATTCCCCAACAACAGTATCTGACATAGGTCAAACAGGAGTTTATCTACCTATGTCATATTTGTTAAGTGGAAATACAGAAGGAACATCATTTTTGACCGGTCTTTCTGTAAATATTATGATTACTGAAACAACTATCGATATAGGTTATTACTCACCATTCGATGGTATGGTTTTACAAGCCGATGTGTTAAATAACTTTATTGTAACGGCAGATACAATAAACCCATTCACCTATGTGTTTTATAATACATCAGATTTAGAACTAATAAAATTTCTAAGTGTCGTGACCTTTGTTGTTGATTGGGGAGATGGGTCACCAACACAACAAGTATTAGGGATCACTCCACTAACACACATCTACCCAACGGCACAAAATAATTATACCATCACATTAACGGCCACATCACCTTGGGGTATATCAAAAGTTCAAAAACCAATAACAACCCCTTTCACAAATGCAACAATACCAAACCCACAAGGTTCAATAACATTTTTTCCTGCTGGAGGTAGTTGGAGCGCAACCCCCATAAGTTATGACTATATTTTTACGGGGGATTCTAATACCGATATTAACGACTATTATTCATACAACTATACAACAGTTCCATTTCCAATAACAGGACTAACAGAGTCCTCGGTGAACGACTTGGCACAATATGGTCCAAAAAATAATTTAGTTGCGGGGAAATTTGTTTTGGGAGTTCAGGTTACAGGATCCACAGGGGCCATAGGAACTTTTTATGGTGTTGATCAAACAAATACCTATACCGCTTATACGATAAACGATATGATTTATCATGATTATGAAGATTTTACAATATATTTTGTGAATTCTTATGGATTAGTTCCTGGCGAAATAATCATGACGGGTATAACAAAAGATGAAGGTTTGATGAATGTTATTGACCAAGCAGAAATAATAACTAACGTGTATATAGAAAGAGGTAAATACACACCATTAGAAAATGTTATGAGGTTAGGTGAAGTTGATAATATTGGTGATTTACAAAAATACGGATACAAATATTTTACAATAGAAAAAGTATCAACTTAAATATTTATAAAAAAGAAAAAAAATGGCAACAGGTAATTATGGAAATATAAGACCGGCAGACGTAAGTCCCGAGGATGTTGAAATCGTAATGGTTTATACTGAATCTAGAGATGACACACAAAACTTTGTTTTATCAACTTTGAATGCTCAAGACGTGTTGAGACCGTATTTTAATAATAACAATACAGGAGGAAGTAGTGTTGAAATCTTAGGAGGGCTTTATAATCTAAAATTACCGGCAGATCAATTCAACAAGCTTGGTATATACACCCTAATGATAAGACCTGCTGAAATTAGAACAGTAATAACAGATTGTGGTGTTTTATCATCATTACCAAATGTTAAAGGTATTGTTATTGACCTCAATAATGTTCCATCACAATATAGAAACAAATTTGTTAATCAAGGTTTGGTTGGGTTTAGAGTTGAGTATCTTAACTCTGATGGAACAAAAATACCTAACTTTTTTAGAATTATTACATCTTCATTTTATTGCGAACCAGTTGTTCAGAACTTGACAAACACAATTCAAAAATCAATAAGATATAGATATGTGGAGGGAGCAACAAACTTATTGTTTTGCACTTTATCACCATCATCTTCGCCAACAAATAAACCAAGTGCAACACCATTTATAGGACAACCCAATCAAAATATTATTATAACCAACACATATTTCAACCCGATTACCACAGAAATTGAAATTGTGGATCAGGATATTTCAACATTAGCAATTGCTCTTTATGGAAATCAAACCAAATCTATGGAAGACGGTATATACACAATTTACGACTCAAACAACAATATTTACAAACAATATAACTTATACGAAATTAAAGATCAGTTTAATACCCTTCTTTATGAGGTTAGACAAGATCGAAATGAGAATATCGATTTCTCTAAGGCATTTAACAATATTACGGCTTAATGGCATTTGAAAAAATATATTGTCCCCCTCAAAGTAGTGCGGCTAACCAATTTTCAAATAACTTGGTTGGAGTTCAGTTAGTAACTGGAGGAGGACTAACGCAAGCGAATTTTAATTTCACAACAGGTATTAGTGAAAAACAAAACAGAACTTTTACCATAGGAACTTTCTCAGACCCAATAAACTTGGAGTCTTTGAATATTTCAAACCAAGTTGAATCGGCACAAATTCTGGCTAACAATTATAGAGTTTATCCAAATTATGATTTATCACAAGTAACAAACTTCACACAATATGGATCGTTGGTTAAAAGATTTTCAGTCTCGGTTACAAAAATAATTAACTATTTTCCTGCAGCCTTAGAGGTAAATTCAACAACACCAACATTTGCAAAACAAACAACCGCATTTAACATATCTTATGATAAGGTTGCTGATGATACAACATTAGAAATCTATATATCTTCTATTCTTAATCCTTTTGAAATAGATTATACGATAAACGCCGAGACAAATATGATGTTTAATGAACTTCAAGTTTCACCACTAAGAAACATGAAGTTGGAGTATAAAAAATACATTTTGTTTGTTAATGGAAAACAGTATCCATTAAACTATTTGTTTCCAACAGATAGTAATTCGACTACTCTAAAAATAATTGTTGATGGAAACCCATTTAGCGGATTGACCTCAACAAATGATTACTTGGTAATCAGACCAAACGATTTTGAAGTTAATAGGGTTTATAATTTGGATTTTGATCCTGTTGAAAATTTCTTGTTGAACCGAAGTATAACACCACCATACACCGCTCAATTTTATGTTCCGATCGAACAAGAAGATGGGAGTTTTGCTATTACAAAACAAAGTGCCACTTGGCCCAAAGGAGGAGTTTGGAACTTGGACATATCAACAGTAACGTTTGATAATTATCTAATTCAAATTAATGAGTTTGCGGTGAATCTTGACCAATACAATACCAATATTATATCAAGATTTTTAACAACTGGTGCCTTAAAAGAATTTGATACACCCGATCAAAAATTTGAAAAATTACTTCAGATTTACGGAAGAAGTTTTGACGAAACAAGAACATTTATAACCGCACTTGGAAATATAAATAGTGTTCATTATACCGTTCAAAATGATATACCATCACAACTTTTAAAAAATTTGGCACAAACTCTTGGATGGGCCACAAATTTTTCACCCATATCACAAGAGGAGTTATTACAAGCCGTATTTACAACTCAACCAAATAGATTTCCAGGATTACAAATAGGACCAACACCCGAGGAAGTCAATTACCAATTTTTTAGAAACATAATAATCAACTCAGCATACCTTTTTAAATCAAAAGGAACAAGAAAGTCTATTGAGTGTTTATTAAGAATGATTGGGGCTCCTGAAGCCTTGATTGATTTTAATGAATATATTTACGTAGCCGACAGACGAATAAATATGTCTGAGTTCGATCAACAATATGCACAAATTAGTTTAGGTAGTTTCATACAACAATTTCCAGTATTAGAAACGGCAAATGTATTTTCAATACAAGGAATACAATATACAGGATTTACGACGACAACTACTAACGCAAACGTTCTAACCACAAGAAACGATTACCCTGTTGATGATTTTGGGTGTCCAAAAATGCCAACAGCAACCGAAGACTACTTCTTTCAAGTTGGAGGGGGATGGTATCAATCAACACCACAACATAGAATGCCCGAGTTTGCGGTTCCGACAAATGCCGTATTCACAGGAAACAACCCGAATTATCAAACTGAACTTATTCCTTTTAACTATGGTCAAGAATATCTACAAAGGTATAGACAATTTCCATATATGGATCTTGGGTATAAATTAAGAAATGTCCAAGACAATAAAAAAAGTTGGGTTGATACTGATCCATTTTTAAGAGTCTCATCCGATGGTGGTTTTACCGCTTATTATTCTGTTGGTGAGGAATGTTTGACTTTGAATGTTAAAAATGTGGATATAATGATGAACCCGGCTCAGGGTCTTGTTTATGACGTTTGGACTATGTCAAGACAATACAACTACCCAATACCTGAACAAGGGTTATTTTATACACCACCTTCACCATGTCAAACTTATAATCCATATCCTAAATTAGGGGGAGTGGATTGGACAACAATAGTCCCAAAACCAAAACAAAAAACATTCTTTGAATTTGCCCAAACATTTTGGAGAAATATGATAAACACCCGAAATCGTCAATTTATTACTGACGGAAAAACGGGAGGATACCCAACATTACAATCGATTTATTGGAAATATTTGGAATCACTAACTCAGGCTGGTATTCCAAATGATAATTTTACATACAAAACGATGATTGATTTTGTTAATGGTATGGGTGACTATTGGATACAACTAATAGAACAAATGGTTCCTGCAACCACAATTTGGAACACAGGTGTCCGATTAGAAAACTCAATTTTCCACAGACAAAAATTTGTATGGAGAAGACAAGAAGGTTGTAAGTTTTTACCAATACCTTGCACTCCTTGTGATTTAATAACTAATTTATATGTGATTGACTGTCCTGTTCAAGAAGTAACTTGTGGTTTATATCCTTGGAATTCGGATCCAAACATTACATCTTTTGGTGTAATATTAAATCAAACTTTACAAGAATTTTTCGTTTCAATAGGAATTAACCCAAATACCTGCCAGTTAAACTCAACAATTAGCACTTGGTTTGTGGATGTTAGAATAAACGGAGTTCAAATCGCACAACAACAATTTTTTACAGGTGTTGGAACGGGAAGTTACCCAAGCCCATCTACGTGGGTTTTAGCGGTCCAACAAACATTCACCGATTTACTAAACTATGGATATAGTTATAATATCGATGAGGAGGACGAGACGTTGGTTGTGTTTAATAATAACTGCGTTCCGAACTTCGACGATTTTCAATTAAATGTGGGAATAAACTTTGATATTTTCTGTAACGCATAATGAGTATATCGCTTTTACAATATAGTGTAACCGGAGATTGTTCCAATTTGGGGCTTGGGGAAGTTTTTTTACAAGTCACAGGTAATACACCACCATTTGCGGTAAGTTGTATTACAACAGGTTGCCCGTTCCCAACAAGTGGGTTAACTCCTCCATATGAATATTATTATTCAGGTGCGAGCGGAGGAACATATTTTCTTCAAATAACTGATGGAGGAAGTAATTCTATAATCCAATCAGTATATATCTCAACGGGAACAACAGCAACAATCGATTCCGAACACACTACTTGTGGATTAGATAATGGATCAATTACCGGTTTTACTTCAGGAGTTTACGGATTTTCAACCTTTTATTTATACGATGGTTTAGATAATTTTATAAGTTCAGCAACATCAACTACAAATGACTATAATTTTACCTCACTATCTGCCGATACGTATTACATCGTTGCAAATGATGGTGGTGGATGCACAGGAATTACTGCCTCAGTCATAATAAATCCGTCAGACCTTTTTACTTTTGGAGGTTATGTTGTAGATAACGCATCTTGTCTTGGACCGGCTTCAGGTAAAATATTTTTAACGGGTCTAACTCTACCTACATCGGCATACACAATAAATTGGTCACCAAGTGTTTTACCTCAAAGTGGTGAGACAATAACGGGATTAACCGCCGGAACTTATGTCGCAACGGTGACGAACTCATTAGGGTGTGTTGATTCACAATCTTTTACGGTGAATAATGTCAATCCTATAACTTCGGGAGGTTTCATAGTATTACAACAACCAAGTTGCTTCCAAAATGACGGTGAAGTGGAATTCATTGTTGTTGATGGAACACCACCTTACTTTTTTAGTGCATCAACAGGTCAAGTTGAAATAACTTTTGGAACTTCAGTAATATTCACAGGATTGACAAGTGGTTCATATTCATTTTTGGTAACTGATGCTGGTCTTTGCACAATTTACGATTCGGTAACTTTAACAACACCAAACTCATTTACGAATGTTGCAATAAACACAACAAACTCAACATGTTCTACTAATAATGGAATAATACAAGTTTTGGTTGATAATGGGTTAAGCACCGCTCAAAACCTTCAAATCACAATATCAGGATCAACAGGAATACAACAAACGGGAACCATTAACAATTCGAATCAGTTTTTCTACGGATTAACAAATGGAACATATTTAGTGACTGTGAGCTCAGTTGGTTGCACTTATACTGCAACCACAACCATCAATTCTGTTGATTTATTCACCGTTTCAGCATCAACCACAGGAACAACATGTGGTCAAAATAATGGTATATTACAAGCATCAGTTTCAACTGGAGGAACTCTACCATACACATATACTTTAGTTGGACCAACTTACAATCCAACAACAACAAACACACCAATTAGCACTTTTACTAATTTAAAATACGGAAACTATACATTGACAGTTCAAGATTCAGGATCACCATCCTGTTCTCAAACAATTCCTGTTTTTATTTCAAATAGTCAGGCCGTTTTTTTCAATCTTATTTCAACACAACCTATAGTTGGAAACGATGGAACAATAACAACTTACATTAATAGTGGTGAACCACCATTCACTTATATTTGGAGTGGAGGATCTGTTGGATCACAAACAGGAAGCACCGTAACAGAATTAACCGCAGGAACATATAGTTGCACCGTTGTGGATGCTAGCGGTTGCACACTAACAAAATTTACAACTCTTATAGGAACAAAAAAATATAACAATTACAGATATTATAACGTTTGTAGTGATGAGTTTAAAGATAGTGGTCTTGTGACTAAACGGAACATAAGGTCAATGTTCTTAGAAGGGTTTTACGATTTAACAAGTGGCGATACAAATTGTATTATAAATGAAGCCGTGTTTTCTATTTATGCTAGTGTTGGTTCTCAGTCGGCTCAGACAGAATTTTACACATCAAGTGGATCAACGGACTACCCAACAGACCAATTGTGGGCCGATACAATTATAAACACTTTGGAAAATTTCATAGGTATTTCTGCAGTTACAATTGATATTGTAACAAATCGAATAACGGTTAGCACAACTTGTGATGAAATACCAAAAGGTTGTGAAATCGTTCCAATAAACCCATTACAAGATACGCAGTTGATGGTCAAACTAATAATAGACTATGATATATCTTGTGTAAGTTGTAGTTAAATGGTAAGTCAAGTTTATGTTATATCGGCAAATAACGTAACACCACCCTTTAGTGGAATTGCTTGTGATGTTTATGGTAATCAATGTCAATACGTTGGAAGCGGGACTACATTTCCATATTTGTTTAATTTAACACCTCAATTTAATACCGCACCTGCATTACTTTTCAAAATTATTGATAGTGTTGGATGTGAAGTTTCTGAAATTATAAACTGTCAACCTGGAGAAGATTTATCAACAAAAAAACAGTTTCAAAATTTTGACTTATTTTTCTTTATGGACGGACAACAATACAATTTTCAATAGTCTAATATTTATTAAATAAAAATGTCTTTATTAACTGATCGAACATTTGCAACTGGTGTTACATTAGATGATTTAATTCACATCGTTATAACGGGGGACACAAGTCAAAACCCTGCAGGGTCTTCATATAAGGCATCAATACGTCAGGTATTTGAATCAAAGACCGATGTTTTCGTCACAGGAGGAACTTATACTAACTCTACAGGTACGGCAATCTTTACAAACAATACCGGAGGAACCTTCAGTGTGTCAGGTTTTTACACAGGTGGAAGTCCTACGTATCAAACAACAGAAATAAATTCAGACGATACATTAACTTGGAATAATACTTATTATGGTGTTAAGGTGACCGCACCCGCTATATTAACTCTACCTTCGACTTTTGGTAGAAAGGGTCAATTTTTAATAATCAAAGATGAACTGGGAAATTGTGCGACAAACCCAATAACCCTAAACCCGGTTGGAGGTTCATTGATTGACGGTCAAATAAGTTCAGTAATGAATATAAACTACATGTCTCTAACTTTAATTGTTAGGAGCAATAATTGGTGGATAATATAATAAAATTATGAGTTACATATTTAATAACGAAATTTCATATTCTGATAGTCCTAATTTGGATGCCTTTGGTAGATTAAGAACTGCGGCGGTTCAAAATCTTTTAGATATAAAACATGTCTACGATAAAAATCCATTACAGGTTGATGAGGTTACTGCGGGAACTGCAACATCGGTATTTCAAAAAGAATATGCAAGAGTTCGTATGTCGACATCTGCAAATAATGATTTGGTTATAAGACAAACAAAAACACACCCGATATATCAACCAGGAAAAAGTCAGCTGTTTGAAGCTAGTTTTTCAAATTTATCAATTGAAACAAATGTGATAAAAAGAGTTGGGACATTTGTTTCAACAACCGCATCAACATATAATTCAGTTTTTGACGGATTCTTTTTAGAAAGTAATGGTATTACTAATGATATAAGTTTTCAAATATGGAGGTCAGGAACAACAATATTTAGTGCATCAACAACAACTTGGAATACCGATCAATTCGACCCTTTAAATATCGATTGGAGTTTAGCAAATTTGATGACGGTAGATTACCAATGGTTAGGTGTTGGTAGACTTAGATTTGGGTTAGTATTGTCAGGACAAACTTTTTATTTTGCAGAACATAATTGTGCAAATAATGAGGCAAATGTTTATATGTCATCACCTAATCAACCTATAAGATATGAGATAAGACAATTAGGAAGTGGTTCGGGATATTTTGATATGATTTGTTCACAAGTATCGACAGAAGGAGCCTTAAACGGATTATACTCGACGGTTGGAATACAACAAACTAATACCGTAACTTTAGCAACATCAGGAACTAAATATCCTTTTATTGGATATAGATTAAAATCATCTTACATTGGTGTAACATCACAATATAATTCTTTATCTATTCTAAACACATCAAATGATAACTATCTTGTAACCATAGAATTTAACCCAACCTTATCGGCAACTCCAACATGGATAGATATACCAAATTCACCTTTTCAATATGCGTTAGAGACAGGAACAACAACGGTTACATCTTCAGGACATATAATGTCCAATTTAATTGGTCAAGCAGGAACATCAGCTTTAACCACATTACAAATTGATGATAATCAAATAAGAGTTGGTTCTAATATTAACGGAACATTAGATGAAATGTGGGTTTGTTTAACACCATTAGGTGCTAACGCAACCTTTTTAGGAACTGCGGAAGTTTTATACTATATATAACTTTATTTATATTATAACTTTCATATTATAATTTTATTATGAACGAATTGTTATTTGTCACAGCACAACCTGACGTGCCATATTTTATTTGGCAGGCCAAAATTTACATTTATAACTTCATAGAAAAAGGGATCAATCCCTCAAAAATACACATCATATTTGGAATAGTTCCACCGAATACTTCACCATCGAAAGAGTCATTAGAATTAAAAAATTTTGGAGTAAACATCCATCATTACAATGACGACAGAAGAAAAAAACACTACATACCTTCAATAAAACCATATTTAATATCCAAGTGGATAAAAAGTGATCCGAGTTACGGTAAATTATTTTTCTTACATGATGCCGATATAATATTTAGAACTTTACCCGATTTTGAAAGATTAGTCCAAGACGATATTTGTTATGTTTCTGATACAAATGGTTATATAAGTTATGATTACATAATTGACTGTTGTAGAAGATACGAACAACAACACCCAAATTCAAGAAGAAATCAATTAATTGAGGAAATGGCTAATGTTGTAAAAATAGATGTGGACTTAATTAAAAAAAATAGACTTCACTCAGGTGGAGGTCAATATATTATAAAAAACACAACATTTGAGTTGTGGGAAAAAATATATGAAGATTCTATTGGGTTATATAATCAGATGTTAGATTATCAAAGAAGGTTTCCAATTTCACCTGGCGAAATTCAGTTTTGGACCGCAGAAATGTGGAGTTTGTTATGGAATTTATGGAAAGACAACAAACAAACAATCATAACAAATGAACTTGATTTTTCATGGGCGACTGATAGTATTGAAGTTTTTGAAAAAAAACCAATATTACACATGGCAGGAGTAACCGACAATTTAAAAAACACCAAGTTTTACAAGGGAGACTTTATAAATGTAGACCCAATTCAAAAATTACGAGAAGATAATAATTATTTTAATTATGTTGATAAGAATAGTTCTACTGTCAAATATGTGGATATTATGAAAGAATACATTCAAAAACACAAAGTCTAATTATTTATGTTATAATATGGGACTAGAAACTACACCAACTTTGAATCGACCAAACGAATGTGATGTTATCACAATTTTCCCTATGGGTGTAAAATGTTTTGTCCAAAACCCATCTACAGATAGAACATTTGATGGGGCGGCAGTGTTGGCAATAACAGGAGGAACACCGCCATATACTATAAGTTGGGATGTTGGTGGATTTTCTCCCGCACTTACAAACTTAGGTGTTGGAGAATATGGGGCAACCATAATAGATTCTTACGGAGACTTTACCGCAAACACTGTCTGTGTTTTAACTGCAGAAACAACATCAATTTCGGGTATGTGCTTTGTTGTAACGGGTATTGTTGGAAATGAATTAGTGTATGTGACAAGCGAAAATATCGGACTAAAAAACGGAAGACCAAGTTATTTTCTTCAATATGGTATTCAAGAGTTAGGTTATGTATTTTGGAATCAAGCAACAGAACAATGGTATTTTTGTCAATCTTTAGATTGTCAATCAGGTCCTTATAATGTTTTTTCGGGTGATACTTTTTATCCATCCGCATTAAGTGGTCAGTGGGAAATTGCGTCAGATACACAATTACAAATTGTTGAATCTTATGTTGGTTTTTGTTTCACACCTGATGGGCCAACAGAAGATTATGAGTTGTGTTTTAGCATTGAAAGTTTAAATCAAAACGTTGAAATACCAGGATTGACTGTTGAACAAATAAACTTCGATCCATCGACCGAAATTAATGGAAAACAAAGTTGGACTTCAGTCACAAGTCAATATTTACTATATTGGAATACAGGATCAACACCATCTCAATGGACCATAACAGGATATAACCCCACAACAATATTTATAAACAACGACCCAACATACCCACCTTTAAGTAATTGGCAAACTTTAGGAAATGCAAACATAACCTCAGTTAATATGGTTGAAGGTAATTGTGGTACTGGATATACCGTGTTTACAACTGCAATTGACAACGACGCTCTCTGTGGTGGTCTTGGAAGTATTACGGTTACCGCGAGTGGTGGAATTTCGCCATATTCATATTCAGTTGACGGAGGATCCTCCTATCAAGCATCACCAATTTTCAATAACTTAAACCCGGGAATTTATTCTGTAATAACAAAAGATTCGAATAATGTTGTTGGAAACTCAATAAACGTCACGATTTCAAACAACCTACCAACATCATATAATCTAACCTTACTTGTTAATTTTTCAAATAACACATTTTCAATAACAGCACCAACACTTCCTGGTGGAGTAACACTTAGTGTTGATTTGTTCATGACATCAATATTTACGTTCTATCCAGTTGGAATTATTCCCACACCAAATTACAATAACTTTACAACCATAGACGGTGTTTACCAAATGGTCTTAACTAATGTTACAACAAACGTAGTTCCAATTCCTGGACCTTGTAGTGCCGATAATCCAATATCGGGATTACAAATACAAAAAACATTTACCTCAACATTAAATTTTACAAGTAATCAAACAATTACAGGTGTAACTACAAATTCTATCATTAACCCACCTGTTGGGGCTTGTAGAAATGCTGTTGGGTATTATTATTTTAATATGACAAACCCATCCGTAAGCGGTTGTGATTGTTGTCAACTAAATTTAATTAATCCCACAATACCAACACCACCACAAATATAAAATGACAATATTTATTCATAGATGGCATATATAATTAAAAACACATCAGGATTAGTTAATACAAGAGTAACTGACACAGGAAGACAGAGATTATCTGAAGGTAATTTTAGAGTTACCTATTTTGCAATTGGAGATAGTGAAATTAGTTATAATTCATTACCATCAACATACAATCAAAGTGATACCGTTATTTTACAACCTGAATTTAACTCACAAAATAGTTCAGGTGTTCCAGAGTCAAATCGTCAATATATAAAATACCCGTATTTAGTTGATCAAGATCAAACTAATATATATGGAATACCATTTATGGATTCACAAATAGAACCTGTTTTTAACAGGGCTGCCATGAGAGGATTTTTTACAGGAAACACAACCGCCAATACAATCAATTGGAAGGTTTTTACAAACAATCAATACGTCTCAACACCTAATTATGTTGTGAATATGTTTAGTTTGAACGGAACAAATGAAATTTCTGTTTATAAAATTGATTGCGACCCTTATAACACAAAAACCCCTCAAATTGGTGATATTATTACAATTTTTTACGATGGTTTGGCTAAAAACGATTGTAGTTGCACAGGATTCCCTACACCAACCCCAACACCAACAAACACATCAACACCACTAACAAGTTTAAGTCCAACACCAACACCTTCTATCTCGCCAACAAACCCATGCGCATCACCATCACCAACACCATCACCAACGGCGACTCCTTGCTTGACACCATCACCAAGTCCTGTATGTCCCGTTCCACCACCACCAAATTGCGAAAAAGTTTTATTTAGTTGTTACCCAACTCTTACTTATAGAATTATTAACGTTTGTCAAGACAAACTTACGTTAGATAGAAACACACCTGATTACACAAACCTATCGGTTGATTGTGTTGCAAGAGCAATAATTTATCCACCAAGAATGGTTCCTTTATACGATAGTTTTACTCCTGAAAGACATTGGGCTCAAAATGTGATTGATTTTGAATCAGTTTGTGATACTGACCAATTTGATGTTAAAATATGGAATATGAATATTCCTTGGAGTGAAAGTCCTGCTGGTCTTATTTCTTCACAATTTGAAGATTATACAAAATTTGGTTCTATACAATATCTTGGACAAAAAGAGTATTTTGGATATACGACAAGTGCCCAAACATCAAGTGATGACGTATATTACTACAATTCTTTTGGTGAGAAAAAAGTTGTAACACCACAAGATCAGAAAGCGATTGCAATAATTCATTACACAAATCAAACAATTGATTTCTTTTATGGTGAAAAGTTTGCAATGCAACCCTTTGATAGTCAGAATCCCGAGAATACCCAAGGACAGGCAAGAAACTTCAAATTACATATCCCAACTTTGATGTGGCACAAAAATCCTGAATGTTGTTTTGGACAAACTTTCTATGTAGATCCTCCAGGATTTGATGGAAAAAACCTATTCCAAGTCCAATACACAAAATCAACAATATCCCAAAACATGAACCAACCTGGTTTGAGATATTATAATTTATGGGACACTTTTGCTCAACCAAATGGTCTTCCGAGTAGAATTGGAAAAGTTTATCCTGACTCACAAACAATCGTAATAGATGATGAAGAAATTGTTGCGGCATTATCATATAAATCAAATAGAAACTGGACATTACCGGCACCTCAAGTTTCACTTATAACCCCAAACACTTGCGGAACATCAAATACATCGGGTGTTTTAACAGGATCACAAGAGACACTATGGGTTACTTATAGATTTTCAAACACCAACGAGTTTACTAATTCATTACATAGTAATTATTATACAAGTGTTATTGGAACTCAAAATGTTTGCACCCCTGATACACCACAGAACGTGGCCGTTAGATTCGGGGCCGAGTTCCCTTGTTTAGTTCAACCTGGATTCTCACCAACAACAACTACAACAACTTTTTTACCAACAACAACTACAACAACTACAATAAGTCCATTGACGACTACAACAACACAATGTCCTACTTGTGTTGTTCCTCAAGGGTTTTACGCTACGCAATTCCAAGTATTAGCACAAAAAACACCGGTGGGTCAAAAACCAAGTCCTCAGTCTTGGAGAATTATTGATTTTACAAGTCAGATTAGCGATCAATTTATTAATGGATACGTAACCCAAAATTCACTTACAGGAACAACTTTTGTAATTACAGATTCGAACTATAATTCCGCACCACTATATAACTTAAACAACTATATTGACTTAGTTCCATTGAATACGGTTGGTCCGAAATTAAACTTTGGAGATGAGTATTATTTCTACGGAAATCTTGAAACCGACATTCAAGCAACTATCTACGAAATGAAATATAAGATCAACCTTAGTTCAACAGAGTTTTTGGTGTCACAAAACCCAACATGGACATTTGGGACTAAATCATATGTTAGTGAAATTGCTTTGTTGGATGAAAACAAAGATATTCTTGTAATGTCAAAACTACAATCGCCTGTTCTCAGACAAGGAATTCAACAATACGTCGTTAAGTTAGATTTTTAGAAGTATTTGTTTTTTAACATATTTAACTATATTACTTTAATAATACTAATTTATGAGAAAAAATTTAAAAAACTCGCCTAAAGTTCTCGGTCTTGATATATCAACCAAAACTATTGGATGGGCTTTGTTTGACATCCAAACAAAAGAGTTATTAGAATTAACCCACATATCACCACGACCAAAGGTTGATAAAGATGAAGATAAATTAAGAGAATTACTTTTGAAATCTGAAATCTTTTCAGAAAAACTAAAAGAATATAAAACTTTAGGTATTGTAAGAGTTATAATAGAGGAACCTTTGTTGAATTCAAATAACGTATATACTATTCAAACATTACTTAGATTTAATAGTTTCATATTCAAAGAAATATATGACATTTTGGGTATAGTTCCCGAGTTTATTTCAACATATAATTCAAGGAAGTTTGCATTTCCTGAGTTGATTCAAGAAAATGACAAAAAGAAATTTGTTTTATTTGGTGGTTATCCAAAAGATGTTGATAAAAAAATGATAATATGGGAAAAGGTCTCAAAGTTGGAACCACAAATTAATTGGTCTTATACCAAAAACAATACACTAAAAAAAGAAAATTTCGATCAAACAGATGCCTATACATGTGTTTTAGGATTTATGAGATCAAAAGAGATTTGGAAATAATATCGTTTAATATACCGATAAAGTTGAATATCGTCTTTTTAGACGATATTTTTTTTACACACAAATAGATGGAAGTTGTTGTATTTGAATGTTCTGTGGATTTCCTGTTGAAATAGACCCTGAAGAACACACGATTATTGAAGAGTTTGGTTGAATTGTTTGAGACTGTAAACCTGAGGAACAACTAATATAATCAATTGAAATTTTACCAGGACTTAGATTTGTCACTCTATATTCGTAAGACACACAAGGACTTGCCGAAGGAGTTACGGTCATAGTAGGTGTTGGTGTAGGTGTTGGCGTTGGAGATTCAATTACAACACAACTTAAACAAGCTCCCGTTAATGAATCCCCCACTTCGTAATTCAACTGAATTACATCAACACCACTTATGTTAGATACAAGTCCTTGGAAAATCACACAATAAACTTCATTATTTATAGTTGCGTTATACACATAACCTTCTTTTAACGAAGTTGAACCCGAAAGACTTAATGTTTCTGTCGTGTAGTAGTTAATTCCTGTAAAACAATCTTGGAATTTTTTACTATTTGAACATTGTATAATTTCATCAATAGAGGTAAAAATTGCTTCACCAGGAAAATTACAAGGTCTTGTAATCTCGGGTGAGGGACTGGGTGTTGGGGTTGGAGTCGGAGTCGGCGTTGATGTTATAATAAACATAGAAGCGCTTATAAGTCTTCCACCACAAGGATCCGACGAACTTGGTGTCGGTGTTAAAGTTGGTGTCGGAGTAAGTGTTGGCGTAACACTTGGTGTAGGTGGAATATAACAATCGAAAACAGCATCAAAATCCAACGAAGAACAAGGGTTTGTCGTTGTTGTAGTTGTTACACAAAAACCGGTATAGGCAACTGAGTCATCGAAATCAGGACAGGACGAAACGCTTCCATAAGGACCAAATTGTTCGCAAGGATCACCAAGGTTTTGGGCCAAACACCAACGAGATTCACTTAAAGAGTAAAATATATTAAAATTTGTTGTTTGTCCTGTGTAATAGTTTTGTCCTGCAAAAACACCAGCTAACTCATATTGGTCATCATAAATATTGTCATTATGAACGCAAATAAATGCCCCACACGAACAACTGTCAATACTTTCGATCACACCGGCCAAATCAACACCATATACTGTAACACCGTCGGATAAAAATGTTGTGGTATAATTGATCGAACACCCAGAGTCTGAATATAGAGTCGTTCCAAAATTTAAATCGGCACCATATACGTCAAAAGTAAATGGACCTAAACAACTAGCGTCAAGAAGAGAGTTAGATGAAAAAGTTCCTAAATAATTACAAGAACATCCTGTAATACCTACGATATTTCCTGACAAATCTGTTTCATAAAAGTTAATACCATTACTTAAAAAAAATGAGGTAAAAGCCATTGTGCAACCAGAATCTGAATAAAGTGTTTGACCTATTGTTAAACTATCACCATAAACAGTCGCTGTCTGAGCTGAAAGACAAAGACTTATACTCGGAAAAGTATCACCCGCAAAAGACCCTAAATTATTACATGCCATACTATACTATTAAATTTTGTTCTATTATACATCCGGTATTATCAATAACTTTTAGACCTATTGGATTCATACTTTGTTGAATTGAAGGAACAACAAATTGATAAGGTATTTCACCACTTGTTATAGTTGCAACATAGACACAAGTTGTATATCCTGTATCACAAGTATAAACGTCAAAAGGAGACGCACCATTCAAAAGATTAATATTGATTACTGATGGCATAACAAATATAAATATAAAAAAATACAAAAGTTTGTGTAGTTGATAGATTGAAAGTTTTTAATTATATTGTAAGGGATGGATGAAAATGATGCGTTAGTTGAGTTATTAGAGGATGTTTTGGGTGACCACGGACTTCACTACCCAAACCGAGGTCAAATATCATTCAACTGCCCGGTATGTGATGACGACAGAAATAAACATAATCTAGAAGTTAATTATATAGACAACGTGTTCAAGTGTTGGGCGTGTTCAGATAGTGAGGGAACTCATGGACCGCTTGGGAAGTTATTTGACAAATACGGAAATAAAAAACAAAAAAAACTTTATCAAGTATTAAAACCAGAGACGGTTGTCAAACGAGAAAAACCGAAGAAAAAACTTAGACTTCCCGATAGATTTACTTTATTCAAAGACTCAAGTCCTATTTACCCCGTTAGAAAAGCCGCTATAAATTACCTACATAATCGGGGAATAACCGATTATATGATTGAAAAATATCAAATTGGATTTTGTGATAAAGGAGACCATGCTGGTCGAATTGTTATTCCATCATATAATATTGATGGTGAACTGAATTATTATATTGCAAGAAGTTGGGATCCACACAGTAGGGCGAAATATCGAAACCCTGAGGCCGAAAAAGAAAAAATTATATTTTGGGAAAGTCTTATAGATTGGAACAAAGATATTTTCTTGGTGGAGGGAGCCTTTGATGGGTTGTTTTTGGATAATGCAATTCCGATGTTAGGTAAACACATGTCAGAACTTTTGTTTGATACAATCTACAAAAAGGCAAAAGGTGATATTATTATTTGTTTGGACGCTGATGCTTGGGAAAACTCAGTCAATCTTTATCACGAACTTCATGGAGGTGAACTTTGGGGTAGAATTAAATTAATAAAGTTGCCCGATGAAAAGGATATTGCTGATCTTCGAGGCGAAATAAAAGATGAATATTATTATATTATTAGATAATGGATTTAACAAAAATAGCACAAGAGATTAGAGAAATCATATCTCAAAAACAAAAAGAATTTCAACTCACGTTTGAGGAAGAAACTCACACATATACGATGTTGGATGAAAGTGGAGAATTAAGAAACGATTTCCCATCAGTATCAAAAGTCATGAAACTTTTTTATGAGGATTTTCCAACAGAACAAGCAGCATTTAACAAAGCCGGTTGGGACTTAGATGAAGCCAAAAGACTAATGGAAGAGTGGGTTGAAGCGGGAAGAAAGTCAACAAACTTGGGTTCTCGTTGTCACTTCTTTTTGGAAGAACATACATTAAAAGAATTTGATATAAAAAAAGATGTTCGTCAACCAATATTTGAATGTGATCCTGAACAGATTATTAAAAGTGATTCTATGATCGTTGCAGGTAAAAGATATATTGATCTTTTAAGAGAAAGGGGTTGTATGTTGATTGATACGGAAATTGTTTTGGGTCATCCTGAATTGGGTTATACGGGACAACCAGATAAGGTATGGTTGGTTGTTGGAACAAATGGTAAAGTTGGTATTTTAATAACAGACTGGAAAACAAATAAACCAAAAAACTTTTCGGTTACAAAATACACTAGAAACATGAAAATACCATTTAGAGACCTACCTGATAATGCTCTTGGTCACTACAACACCCAATTACCTTTTTACGGTAAGCTACTATTAAAAATGTTAGAAGGAACCAAATATGAAGACCTATCACTTTTAGGTTGTATTGTCGTTTTAATAACAGATGAAAGGGAATTTATTGAGTATAGAGTTTCCAAAAAAACTATGAACACAATACTTGAAATGGATATGAAAGAATATTTGACTAAAATTAAAAAATAAACTATATTTTAAATAAAAAAAATTATGAGCGACGATATTATTAGACCAAAAATCGACTTACGAAGTCAAGAAACAATTAAATGTGAAAAGTGCGAGTCAAAGTTCTTCAAAGAAATAACAATGTTGAAGAAAGTTCCAAAATTATTAACAGGAAGTCATGAAGATACAATTGTTCCATTCCCAACTTACATGTGTAATGATTGTGGTCATGTGAATGCAGACTTCGAATTGTTTATCGACTAATGGAAACAAGAAAAATGACTATTACTGAGGCGTATCCACACCTTCAAAATATTGCAACTCTTTATGTTTTAAAACTTAATAGGGCTAAAGAATTTAAGTTAGCAAGAAAAATGTTAATAAATCTTTATTGTAGAGAATTATGTTAAGTTATAAAGAATTTTATATTTGGTTACAAGGTTACCTTCATGGAAAATTAGAAGATAAAAATATTGATATTGCACCAATTATTGAAAAGATGAATTTGGTGAAAGAAAGTAACAAGATTGATATTTCTGAACCATTTAGAATACCAATACCAGTAAATCCATTTCCTGTAAAAGACGACCCATATAAACCACCATTTGAGGTATATTGTAATGATAAACAACAATTAAATGATTAAAAAAATGAAAAAATGAAAAAAGAAATTAATGAAATGGAAATTGCGCAACAATTAAAAATTGCATTAGAAAACTCCAATCTAGGTGTTGTTGTTACACCTATCATGTTTGATCCAGACGCATTTATTCCTGTATTAGGTGTATTAGTAAAAAACGAAGATTCAAGTTATAGTAAAAAATATACAATAACGGTTAAACCGAACAATTAAATGATTAAAAAACTAAAAAGAAATCTAATTACAATTGATTTAAGTGGTTGTAAAAATTGGAATGAATGTAAAAAAATAATTGAATTAGTTTCATCAGGTAAATTTAAAATTAATATAGAAAAATTATGAAAAGAATACCAGCACTATTTGTAAAATGGTTAGCAAACCTTTTTGAATACAAAATTGGAATGATTAAAATAAAAAAAGGTCAAACTACAATTGAAGGAGATCGAGAAATTTTAAGATACTTAGATATTTCAGGATACATTTTTAAAAAAGATCCAATTAACAGAGTATAATGATTAAAAAACTAATACATTTTTCTGACTTACACATCCGTCTTTTTAAAGATCATGATTTGTATAAATCAATTTTAGAAACTGCAATTGAACAATGGAGAAAGTTAGAACCTGATCGTATTGTATTTACTGGAGATCTTGTTCATTCTAAAAACCAAATGACACCTGAACTTATTGAGATGGTTAGATGGTTATTAACCGAATGTTCGTTTGTTGCAAAAACAATCATTATACTTGGAAACCATGATACAAATTTAAACAATCAAGACAGGTTAGACTCCATTACACCTATTGTAAATACCTTACACAATGAAAATATTTTATACCTCAAAGATAGAGGTGTATATGAAGATGAAAACATCAGTTGGTGTGTGTATTCACAATGTCAAGGAAATATTCCACCTGACATTACCGAATCAAAAGGTAAAAGAATTGGACTATTTCACGGACCAATCCAAGGAATGAAAACAGACCTTGGTTTTGACTTTGGTGAAGAGGCGTATGATGTTGAAAAGTTTGATGGACTTGAAACCGTATTATGTGGAGACATTCACAAAAGACAAGAGTTTAAATTCAATACGGGAAAGGGTTATATGATTGGGTCTACAATTCAGCAGAATGTAGGGGAAAGTATAGGAAAACACGGATACGGTATTTACGACGTTCAAACTAAAGAATATAAATATGTTGATTTGTTCAATCCAAGACCACTGTTAAAATTTTCAATCAAGTCTTTTGAAGACGTAGAAAATGGAACAGAAAAATTAATTAATATTTAATTAATATTATTCACACTTTTTAATAGATCAAGATATTTATAATATATGGGAAGATTAAAAATAAAAGATGAAGATAAAAAGACCAAAGTTTCTGTTGCTCTTGAACCAGAATTATTGAAATTTTATCGAACATTACACATCAATTTATCTTCTTTAGTTAATAAATTACTTAAAGATTATAAAGATGAAAAATACAAAAATTTGTAATATTTGTCATACTGAAAAAGTTATAAACGACTTCCACTCAAGGTCCGATTCAAAAGACGGTCTAAGAAATGAGTGCAAAAATTGCACTAGAAATAGGGTAAATAATTACCGAAAGATAAATAAAGAAAAAACTAATAGTTGGAATAGAGAAACTTATTTTAGAAATGTTGAAAAACATAAAGAAACTAAAAAAAAATATAGAGATAGAACTAAAGAGGAACAAAAAAAACGCGCAAAGAAATACAGAGAGAATAACAAAGAAAAAATAAGTAATTACACAAAAAATAGAAAAAAAAATGACATTGAATTTAAAATAAGGTGTAATGTTCGGAGTAGGGTAAAAAATTTTTTAAAAAGTAAAAATATAAGACAAGATAACGAAACTTTTAAAATTGTTGGGTGTGAACCTAAAAAATTAAAAGAACATATAGAAAAACAATTTAAAGATGGTATGTGTTGGGAAAATTATGGATTAAATGGTTGGCACATAGACCATATTATACCATTAATATCAGCTAAAACAGAAGAAGAAATTTATAAACTTTGTCATTATACAAACCTACAACCATTATGGTGGTATGAAAATTTAGAAAAAAGAAATAAAATAAATGGATTTGAAAAACTCCAAAATATTTAATAAGGAAACAATGCAGGCGGTGTCCGCATTTTGTGAATCACAAGAAATCAAGGATATTGATAATTTCATATACCTATGTTTCAAACAAGGATTCGATATTAAAAAATATGGTTTTTTGGGAAAAACGGATAATGAAGAGGAAAAACGGGTAGAAATTGAGGTGATCCGTGAAAAACGTGTGGAAGTTCCTGTTGAAGTTATCAAAGAAGTTGAGGTAATTAAAGAAGTTGAAAAGATCGTTGAGGTTCCTGTGGAAATAATAAAGGAAGTTGAGAAGATTGTTGAGGTTACAAAAGAAATACCTGTTGATAGGGTAGTTGTTAAAGAAGTTATTAAAGAAGTTCCGGTTGATAGAGTGGTTGAGAAAATAATTTATACCACCGATGACAACCAAATAAATGAACTTGGCGAAAAAAACGCCAAGTTGGAAATTGAACTGTTAAGAAATTCCGAACAGTTGAATGAATTGTTGTCAAAAATAGAACACTTAAACGGAGAAATTTTGATTAAGACCGCAGAAATTGACAATATCAGACAAGAACATACTTCTAAAACAGAAGAAATGGAAATTTTTTTCCAAAATGAAATGTCTAAAAAGAATAATGAGTTAGATGAACTTAGACAAAAGTTAGACGATCCTGTAACAAATAATAAGTTAAAAATGTTACAAGAGACTTTACAAAAACTAAGAAGTGAATTACAACAAAAGAATGAACAAATAAAAGAATTAGAAAAAATAAACCGAGAACTTCTGAATGGACCAAATCAAGGTTATCTTCTGAGGGGATCAAATTTAAATAGAAGAGTATGATTATATTAATGTGGGTTATCGCAGCTTATGGAATGACAAATATTCTGGTTTATGGATCAATCTTTAATGGGTTGAGAAATTGGATACATAAAAACGCACAACCAAATGTGGGGTGGGTTATTTTAAGACCTGTCTTTGCGTTTGTATCTAGTTTAATTCAGTGCGTATTATGCACATCAACATGGGTGGGTTTTTTCTTATCATTAATTCTTTTTGCTCCTTGGCACGAAATGATTGGACTTAATAAATATTTTTCAATATTTTTTGATGGAATGTTGTCCGCTGGTGCTGTATGGGCAATTAACGGAATAATTGAATGGTTTGAAGAAAATAGACCGAGTAATAACTAATAAAAACAAATAAAATGGGTAAGAAAGCCAAAGAACACAGAGCAAAAGTCGCAAAAAGAAATGCAAAAATCAAACAACAAAAATCAGGAATGCAAAAAGCATTTGATCTTTTGTTGCAAGAGCAATTGAAGAAATTAAAAGACGATGAAATGAAAGTCGAAGTTCAAGGAAACGATATAAATTATGAAGTCGTTGAACACAAAACGATCGATCACGCATTCAAATTCACACCAAACGAAGAGGAGTCTGCAAAAATCAATAAAGAATTTGAAGAGGAACTACCGACAGAAGAATAAAAATGGATTTATTTAATCCACCAAAATTATTTAACTACAATATTATGATAAAAGATTTGGACTTTTCAAGTTTTGAAAACCCTATTATACAAGTTGTTTGGGAAGATTTACCGGAAAACTTTACACAAGATAAGATTAAAAGTGTTAAACATTACTTTTCAAAAAAGTATAACACAACCAATGTAAATGTTTTAACCAAAGCAAAACAAACTCAAACTGAGGATATGCAATCAATTGATGTTTCAGTAAATATCAGTGATGCGAATTATCAGTTGGACTTGTTGAAGAATTTTATTGAGTCAAAAGGTTATAAAGATAAAACTGACGATATTTTGGGGATCAATAAAATGGTTGAAAACAAAATGAATGGTGATGAAGAAAACCAAACTCAGTTTAAAAAGTGGTATATTAGAAACATTGAGTTCTCAAACTTTTTATCATATGGTGAAAATCAAAGATTAGATTTTGATAAGTTAAATGGTATTGTGGTGGTAGAGTCAGATCCACCAAATTTCGGAGGTAAAACCGTATTGACGGTGGATCTTTTAATGTTCTTGTTCTTTAATGAAACAACAAAGACAACTAAGGCGGAAGAAATATTCAACAGATTTTCAAACAAAGACAAGGTTTATGTCAAAGGTGAAATCACAATTGATGGTGAGGATTATGTGATTGTTAGAAACATCGAAAGAAAGATGTCCAAAAAAGGTGAATGGAATGTTAAAACCGAATTGGACTTCTTTAAAAAACTATCTGACGGAACTTTATTAAACTTCACAGGAGAACAAAGAAGAGAAACTGAAGCGTTTATCAAAACCTCAATTGGAACCAAAGAAGACTTTTTAATGACAATTCTAACAACAGGATCAAACCTTGAAGAATTGTTAGAGTCAAAGCCAACCGCTAGAGGTCAGGTATTATCAAGATTTATGGGTTTGGAGTTCTTGAAGAAAAAAGAAGAGGTTGCAAAAGAAATCTACGGAGAATTCTCAAAACAAAAGTTGTCAAATGTGTATTCATCTGAACAATTAAAAGATGATATCACAACTCACCAGGAGTCAATTCAAACACTTAACACTCAAATTGAGGATAACACCAAAGAATTGACAAATGTTGAAGATGCCATTACTAAAGGTAAAAATTACCGAGATGACATGTTAAAGAAAAAACATTCCAACATTGATCAAGAGATTAGTAGATTAAATACAGACAAAGTTCAAGAAGAAATCAACACCATTGATTTTGAAAAGAAAGGTTACATTTCTAAAATCAATGAACTTAAAGTTGTTGAACCAAGTGAGTATTATCACGAAGATAAACACGATGAGGTTAAAGAACAATATAACGAGGTTTATAAAGAAGTGGTTCAGATTGATACAGAAATTTCATCAATCAACAAACTGAAGTCTGAAGTGGAGGGTGGTATCAAATGTGAACACTGTGGTATTGAGTTAATGAACGCAGCAATTACAAATTCTAAAATTGCAGAGTTAGATGGACTTATTGTGCAAAAAACCACAAAAACGACACTTATGCAGGATTTATCCCGCAAAGAACAAAGTTTTGTTCAGTTAAAGAAGGAGTTTGACGAATATGAAAAAAACAAACTTGTTAAAGAAAAATATGAGATCTCAGTTGAAAGTTGTGATTTGAAAATAAGTGCGTTGAAAGATAAACTTAAAAGGTGGGAAGAGATTCAAGATAAGATCCAAGAAAACCAAAAGATTGACGGACAACTAATCAAAGCTGACTTGAGACTTGAAGAACTTGAAAGAGAAAAAACAAGAATTAATTCTGTGATATCAGGAAACAAAGT